TAACTATATTAGTACTAGTAGTTATATCACTAGTAACTATATAGTTGTCTATGTATAGGTGCCCTGAAAAGCCGTTGTCGGTAGAAAACAGCTTTTTAGCTTCTTCTGTGAATTTCAGACGAGCAATCCACTGGCCGTTATTCTGTACTCGGACAGACTTAACGTACTTAAGATCCTTGAGTTCATTGATGGCAGACTGAAGCGCATCCCTACCTTCAGGGAATTCTTTAGTGCTTCTTAATTCATCAGCCGAAATAACCCGACCCTTTTCTACAAAGTAATAAAAAAGTGATCTGGCTCGTAAAGATAATTTTGGGTTAACAATTGGTCGTAGCATATTTAACCTTCCCTCTTTACCTATACTACAGTCAATCCACCCTGTTTGGCAAACCGCGTCCTTGACGTGGGGAGATGCCGACTAGTATCTGCTCTGTTGCAAGAGATACGGTGAGGCTTACAAAGGTAGTAGCCAAGGCGTATACGACTAGGTATAGTGGCCTAGTGTTTAAATTAAGGCATGCAAGTAAACTGAGGACTAAAGCTAACAGCCCTCGCCATTTACCTAACGGTTTGATTAAGCTTTCTACAGCTGTTAAAATACATGCTGTAGCTAATCCCGCAATTAATACTATGCCCATAGATCTATTCTATTCTCTAAAGACAACTCTGTCAATGTCGAAGGCTTGACCCGCGACATAGGTTGCTGGACTAAAAGTAATACGAACAATCGCATAGGCTGCTCCGGTTATAGAACTTACTGGAAATGAGTTTCCAATATACGCCCAACGTTCTGTGTGGGTAATAGATGCTGTTTGAGTTCTAGCCGCAGTGGTGATAACAGTGTTGTTGTTACCTAAAGCATCTTTTGAGTTAGTAGTTTTATTGTTAGTAAGGTTGTCCTGGTACACGACAATAACATTATCATTAAGGTCATAGTAATCTATCGCTAGTGAGTAGCTACCAAGTGAGTCAGAGTTAACTGGTCTTACTGCAATTGACGTGTAGTATCCAGCGTCTGGATTTAAATAAACCTTTCCAGTTTTAATACCAAAAGGTTTTGCAGAACTTGACCCTGCTGTAGTAACTCGGCAATATCCTTGACCGTGAGTTACGTTATCTGCAACCAAAGTACCGCCAGCAATTTTTCTAACTAAAGTTGAATTAACCGCTTCCCAACCTAAAAGATTAAGTTCAAAAGAAGACGAAGGAATTTTTGCTCCAGGAAGATCTTCGTACAGTGCGGAGTTAACACCGGGGTTTATTCCCCAGTTAGCACCAACTGGCATGTAGTTACCTAGAGTGTCATACAAACGACTAATCTTTGTATTGTAATTAGAGAAGTAACTGCTCTTTCCCCCACCAGTACTTTGTACTTTACTTGCCCAGATAGTTTTACCAGAGGTAACAGGGTTAGAGATAGCAAAAGTAGTGCCTAAAGTAATATCTAAATATTGACTTACTACTCGACCATAGTCTGCCTGGACACCGTCAATATGGAAGTAAGTAGATGTTGATCCAGCGGTATTGGCTACAGACAAAGTAAACGGAACAGTAGTCTGTCCAGCAGTCAATTGAATTACAGTATGAATTCTTTTCCAACCAACAGATTCTGCAGCAGAAATTGTAAAGGTATTAGTTCCTAAAGTATATGTAGCCTCTGCTTTACGTACGTACATAGAGATAACAAAGTCTTCTCCACCAACGGCCGCTAAACCAAGGTAGGCAGTACCGGTTAAAGATCCTGTAGAACTATAGGTTAGCTTTCCAAAATAAGTTCCAAACTTAGGTAACAAAGATCCTTCTGTAGCAATGCGGGTAAGTGTTCCGCTACCTGCAGTCCAGTCTGTTGTGTTAACTTCAAATCCAGAGTTACTCATGTAGTTATAAAGTTCTTTTGTTTCCCATTTACAATCTGCTGTGGCGTAATACTTTTGAGTTATAGGGTTGGAAATAGTTGCTCCACCATCCCCAGAAAAGAAAGGATCTACAATAGAAGACTTCTCAAGAAGCCCACCATCTAACCAATAAGCATCCCCTGCAATATTGTCTGTAGAATAAAAGCTAACTTTTACTAAAGGATTTCCAGCATCTTTAGAGAAAGGAGGTGTAACTCCTGCTACATATACTTGAGTAGGAACAGTTGTTGATAAAGTAAATGGGTCGCTATCAATAGTATATACGTCAGTAGGATAGTACTGACCATCGACATCAGATAAGATTGAGGATTGTAGTTCTTTAGTAGGTTGATTAGAAAACTCTAAACGTGCTTTGATAGTTCTAGCAGCTGAGCCAAGGATATAAGCACTGGCAATAATTTCTTGTCCAGGCTCTATAGCAACCCAATCTGAGATAATAGCTGTAGTACCAGTTGCTGTAGAGGTTAACTTTGCTACCAAAGTTCCATGAATAAGGGCCGCAGTTTTTACTGTATCTTGGCTTAAGGATCCATTTAAAGGTACCCAAGAACTTAACCCGTACTCCATTTCAGGATTAAAGAAATAATTTTCTTTCTCTCCTGCAACATCTACGTAAATTTTACGGGCATCTTCATACATAAAGCTGTGTTCTGGTTCTGAAAATTGAAACATATCAAAGTAAACAATATTAGAGGTTGCAGATGCAGGGGTTACTGTGAGAGTTACTTTAGCAAATTTGGCTGTTAAAGGAGAAAGCTTTCCATTTCTTCCAGAGTCTGAAAGGCTAGTAAACTCAGCAAAAGAAGTAGTTGTTGTAAGAGCTGTACCGGCAGAAGTAGTTCCAAGTGAGTTTCCAAATTGATCATACCAAGTAATCGTAGCAGAAACGGTTGTGGATACTGCAGTGCGTCTAGCATGGCCAGAAAAAACGTATCGTGTGTTCCCATTAATAGGGATGCCGTTAGTCTTAATATCAAGACCTGAAGCAGGCAATGACATAGTAATTGGCGTAGTAGAAGTAGTTACTAGTCGTCCTACACCTTGAGATTTTACAGGATTTGCTGTATCTGTAAAAGGAACAGGGGCAGAAACTCCTGCGGCGCTATATGTAGTTGACGAAAGTGTTCCGCTAGAAACACCCCATCTTCCAACAGATTGTTCAAAAGAAGAATCGTTATAGTCAAGCATAATGTTGTGACCAAGACGATATTTTGCACCCCAGTGCGTTAAAGCTGTTGTGTAAATTATAAGGCTTTGATAAGTGCCTTTATATGAGTTAATAATATTACCAGTTGCGGCAAGAGATCTATTATAAGTATCTCCTAAAGCTGCTTCGTATTGAAGTCCTAAGCTTGTAGTTTTTGCGTTTAACAGTGAGCTTGGGGTGTAAAAAGAATCAAAAGAGTTTGCTAAGATACTTCCTTGTACCCGCATGTAATCATACATAAAAGAAAAAACACCTAAAATTGTGACTAAAGTATTGCTATTAGCATATGACAAACCTTCTCCAATACTATCTACAGAGTTAAGCCATGCTTTAGGTAACCAAGAAGAAAGCTTTACTAAAGAAGTTTTTTCTCCAACTAAGATTGCATACGATGTTCCGCAAAATTTCCACGCTGAACCATTGAATAACCAAATAGAGTAAGAAACCTCTACGTCTTCTATATCTGTAATAGTGTCTGTAAAAGAAGTACCTATAGTTGAATAGCTGCCACCAGCTAATACAATTCCGGTACCTGGATCGTCTAAGCTTCCAGAGTAACTTTTAACTAAAGCCCAATGTGATGGTGATGGATCATTAGGGTCAGGAACAATTGGGTTCCAAACAACTTTAATTGTTTGATAGTCTGTTGAGGTTGCAAAAATATTTGATTGATAGTAAACACTTACTACAGAAGTTACGCCGTAGCGTACCCCAGAACCATATTTTCGAGTACCGTATTTTGCCATTTATTAAATGCCACCAGACACTGTAGTAACTAAACTGGTAGAAAGTAAGTATGGTATTTGATTTGCTGCAAGAGAGATAGTTCCTACTGATCCTGAAGCATCTTTAGATAACTGAGTTACAGTAGCTGATACTACTCCTGGAACATTTTGAATTGCAGATGTAATTGTAGATAGTGGAATTACCTTACCAAAGGTGTTGTTGTCATAATAAAACAACCCTGTTTCACCAAGCATTGCTTGATAAATACCAAGTTTTACATCTGCATTCTTCCACGCAGAATCTGCCGTAACCGTAGCTGTTAAGTAAATTGGCACGTAAGTTGGGGGAAGTACGCTCAAAGTTGTTCCCGCTAAAATTTTATCTGACATATATCTTTGAACGTCATATGAAAGATTAGTCCAGGCAGAAGTAGGAGTTAAAGATATAGCTAATCCACCAGCAACATACCCTGCAGTAAGAGTGCTAGCTACTGTAAAAGTTACAGTAGAAGGTGTTGAAGTAATAACAGCGTTTTGTAAATTATAAGCAATAGGGTCAACACCAGAAATATTTACAGTATTTCCAACAGCAAACCCATGATCTGTGTTTGTAGCAAAAGTTACTGCAGTGCCAGATGTAGAGATACCAATAATGGTTGCTTGAGGATACCCTGTGGCTGCCTGTCCGTCATTCAAAGGTTGAACGTACAAGTTAACGTTGGTGTAGACACTTGATGCTGCGCTAGATTTTCCTACTCCTTCAGCAAGGTTTGCTAAAGAAGAAAAATCTTCTAGAGTTACAGCTCTACGTCTTGTTGAAACTGCAGCTTTAATTTTATTTTTAATGTTTACTAGTGTATCTCCATCAGTACCGCCTGATGCCGGAACGTTGTTAGACACGGTAAAGTAAGATGTAATCTGTGGATCTAAGTTACCTGGAAAAAATGTAAGTTCTGTAATAGAAAGTGATTTAATATTTCCAGCTGAGCCAACACTTACTTTATACGTTGCACTAATAAGCTGCCCACTTGGTGGGATAGAGCCGTTTACATTGTCGCCAAATACGACATCAAGTGTTCCATCTTCATTTGGCGTTGTGGTAAACACCTTGTCGTTAGGTCCAGATTCAAATAGATTGTCTACGTAAGTCCAGCTACCAAAAGCAACTCCTTGACCTACGTATACTGTAATAGATTTGTTTACAATTCCAGGTTCAGGAATAGTAAATGCTTGAGTAGATCTACCATCTGATGTGCCAAGGTTAGCTGGCAAAGCAACGTTAAAGGTACTATCAATTAAGTCTGGCTTGTCGGTATTTACTGTCTTTCCTTCTTGACATGGGAGTGTAATTGAGGCGCCAGGAACAATTGCTGTAGCTGAAGTAGTAGTTTCAAAGTACACTTCAGAGTAAGCACCAAAAGAAAGAGGTGCCATAACTTGAGTGCCTATTGGAATATCAAGTGTATTATTACTAATGTTTGTAAACGTTACGTTTACTGTAGCTGGAGTTGGTCCAGAGATTATATAGTCATACAGCTTAGCAAAAGACAATAAAGTTTTGCGTTGAATGGCTGTATCAATAGTTGTCTCATTTGCAATACGGTCTAAGTAATGAGACATGATGTCACCCATATAGGCAAAAGTTTCAACCAACACGTTACCCAGATCAGAGTAGTCAGTAGGGTCCCAAGTAGTATTAGTACGTTCTTTGATTAGATCAATTAAGTCCGCTTTTAATGCAGCAAAATCTCTAGATGTATAGTCAATTTGCATTATCTTAATACCCCGCTGTCGTAGTTCCGTTGTAGTTAATTGTTGCCGTATTAATTGTTAAGGACGTAAGTGTATCATCTGGAAGCTTTAGAGACACTATGACGTTTTCAGTACCGTCGATATTTTCCCCAGCAAAATCTACTGAAGTTACACTAACTTGAGGAATCCACTTTGAAACTGCCTCAGATATAGCAATAGGGATAGCTATTCTAGCATCGCTATTGTTTTCAAATAGGGTTCTGCTCCAATCAACCCCGTAGGTTGGTTCCATTGGGCGTTGCCCTACGTAAAACGATAGTAAGGTTAGTACCCTATCTAAGTAAATTTTAGCAGAAGACTCTGTGTATTGAGCTACTCCAGAAGGGCTGATAGTATAAGGAAAACTAATGGCTCTATTCATGATTGTACTCCTATCCATACTGGGTAATCAGGATCTCCTGCAATAAACATGACCCATACTAATTGATTTACTGCCGGGACAGTTCTATGAAAAGTGTGCTCTGGAACCTTATTGCTAGTAGAGGAGTTGGTAGTTCCTGGAGCGCTAAGTGTACCAGTAAGATTATACGTGCTAACCTCTAAGGTGTCCGCAGTATTTGTAGGAGAAGACACTACAACATTTTTACTTACCATAGTATTAGTAGTAGTAACGTGTTTATGGTTAAGTTGTTTAGAAATGTCTTTAGCTACAACTGTCAAAGCAGGAATAGTAACAGAGCCTCCTTGAGGATCCGCTGCTGTAGTAGCAGTAGTTGTTAATAGAGCAGCAATCTGTGCGGCGGTATGTGGTTCATGGTCTGGATGATAAGACGAAGACGTAATAGGTAAACAAGCTGGCGCCCAGTTATGAGACTCAACTCCTGTAGGACCATAAACTAAAACTTGAATTCTATTTTGCTTTAAAGGATCGTTAACACCTGTTACCTGCCCAGAATATATTCCGTAAAAACGAGGACGACCTTGTGGGTCCATCATGTACTCAGAATCATTAATCATTTTAATACCCTCCCACTACTAGTAGCAACCCATTGTACCGTCTTTTTTATTCCAGCGATATTTGGGAATACTCCCTTAAAAGGAGTTGCTCCAGGAATTTTTGGGACAGCAATTTGAGATAAATTTTGAACTGCGGTTGTAGGGGTGACCCCATACTTTGGGCTAAGAGTAGATGCATTAGGAGAGAGGTTATACTCACTAAGCTTAGAAGGCGATGCAGTTAAAGATTGGTTAGCAAAATCGCTTTGTACGTCTCTAGTGTCAGACCTATCTTTAGCCTTTGAGTCTACTTCTCCTATAACATCTGTACCTACTTCAATCTTCATTAAATACTTTGCTACTCGACCACCAAAAATATGCTCTATAGAAAGAACTGTCCAGTATCCGGACATTCCATTTGGAAGACCGTCTAAGTAAATAGGGTCATAAGGACGAAGAGTTGCATGGCCTACAATCATTACTTTTGCTCTATGTTGATACTTTTTAGTATCGCTATAAGAATTAGCTATCTGTTTAGAGTTAGTTAAATCTTTAATAACTTCATGAGGATAATGAGTTTTAAAAATTGCTGTTTGCGTGCCGTCAGATTTATTAGCTGAAAAATTACTCATGATTAAGCTAACCTTTGTGTAAAGTATGTTTTGTTTGGAATAACTACACCGGCATTTCCTGCTACAGGTGCAACATGAGTATGAGTAGCTTTAACTGCTGCTCCAGTATTGGTGTTAACTCCGCTAACAACCCTGTCTATACGTCCTGAATTCTCCGGAGCTTGATCAGAAATTACTGGTTCAAAAGAAAGAATAGTACCCGTCATACGAAGTGAAGCAGGAACTACACCACCTACTTCATCATCAACATAGTTAAAGTAAGGTGCAGAGTTTTTTTGACTTTGATAAATTTTATTTTTAGATACAAAGATTATAGTTGTGTTTTCAGTACGTAAAGCAAATCCATTTTGTTTAGCTAAACTTCTACACAGTTGCCAATCACTTTGACCAGATTGAGATATTTGAGCACGAACTCTAGGGTCCCTTTGTGTAACAGCCTCTAAGCTATTTTTCTTAGCAATTTTAGAAACAACCTGGTCTGCTGTAACATTTTTATAAATTTTTTGCTCAGTATTTTTTAAAACCCAAGAGGCCCCTACACATACAATATCTGTATTGCCACCTTTGTGGGAGTTGTCTTGAGTTACGTGATGAACATACCCATTCCAAGTAGACTTAAGTTTTCCTGAACGGTATGTAAAAAGTATAGGGTCTCCTGATACAATAGCGTTTTTTCTATTAGTTGGTTTACCTTTATAGTGAAGAACTAAACGATCATGCTCATCAGGGTCTTGATGAAGTTCAGCACCAATTAAGATAAGTTCCATGTCAGGTGCTTTAGGGAATGAAGCATCAAACTCACTATCTTTTGCATTAGAGTTCCATACAAAATTCTTTTGTGCAGGCGTTTGTTTGTTAGTTGCCATAGGGAACTCGCAAGATCGTACCTTCTGTAATATCAAATGGGTCTAAAATCTCTGGATTAATATCTAAAATTTCCCACCAATATTTAGATCCTACACCAAATACCTCAGAAAGATTAGAAAGATTATCTCCATTTTTCCAAGTGTAAGTAATGTAGTTAACTTCTTTGCTATCAGAGAAACGTCTAAAAACAGAGATAACGTACCCATCAGTATACTTTTCTGGAGTCTGTGTTAACGACCCATTGTAGTATCTAGAAACTCTTTCTATCATTTTTATCCACCCTTCGGAGTACTAGCTAGATATTCTTTAGTAGAAGCTACAGAAGCGCCTGTTCCAAAAGCTGCTGTTTCATTCCAAAGAGCTGGGTAACGAGCAAACGTAATGCTTACAGTGCTAAGCATAGGTACCATGTTTAAATCAAACATTGCGTGGTTTACTTGAAAACTTGCTACAGAACCATAATACCTTAAGTTTTCATTAAGTACTAACCAGCAAGGAACGCCAGTAGTATAGCCAAAATCAGCAGTAACACCTTTATACTTAGTGCTTAATAGTAACGATTCTTTTAAAGGATCGCCATTTAAAACTCTATATAAAAATTCAATATCATACTCTGTGCCTCTATTTAAAATACCTTCTTTTTCAATTTCATCAAGATCTCTTCCATACACTTGTTCTTCAGAAAAAGTTGGGTTTATTAAACGCAAGTATTTTAAATCAGGTATACGATTAATGTATACTTCAAAAGAAACTGAAGAGTTACCTGTAAGTAGGGTAGCAGGATCACTAGCACCTAGCGTCCAGTCTACAGCGTTATTAGAAGAGCTACTGTAACTAAATGTAGTTGGGTTGTACATAAACCTAAAACCCCATTGATTAGTTGCACCTTTAGCCGATACTAATTCTTTTAACTTGTCTGGATTTTTATTTAAAATAGAAGCACTATTTATATCTTGAAAGATTCTTCCACGATCTTTTTCTGAAAAAGCTGGAACAGTATTAAGAGCATCATTCTTAGCATGTGTAACTCGTTCTCCGTAAGAAGCACCTCTAGCATCACGATGTGGAGGAGGGTTCCATCTAGTATCTCCTTTAGGAGGGGTTACAGTAGTAATGTCTTGTAGACCATTACCACTAGAAGTGTCGCCACAGGCTGCATTTGACTTAGCAGCAATCATTGGAGCAGTTACGTTCTTCTTAGTCCAATCAGCTAACTTTGTTTTTGAAGATAAAATATTTGCAGCTGGTTCTTTAGACTTTTGAATACACATGTCGCCATTTTTTGTACAGGTCCAATGTGCTTGATATCCTTTACCTCCATACTGCGGAGTTTTGTAATTAACAACAAAGTTCCATAGGTTAGTACACTTGTCCCATTGATAGTTTGTTAAAACTTGAATTTGATTTTGTGCTAACACAGTGTTCTTTTGCAAGGTAGGGTTCTCTCCGTACAAACCTTTTATTACTGCTTGAATAGCAACAAAAGGAAATACAGGAGAAGTAACTACAGTAGTCCAAGTAATACTAGGTGCTACGTTATTTGGGGTACCCCAGTTTATTTTATTAGCTGCTATTTTTGTCCAGTTAGGACTAGCATCACTCTTCCATTGAAGTTCAACTGAGGGTGTTGCAACTACGTTTTTATTTGTAGTTCCACTTTTGCGACTAAAACTTACCTTATAATGTGAGCTGTCGTTTACAACTGCACCCGCTTTAACATTTGCATCGTCTGTATTTTTATTAACTGTGCAAGAAGTAGTTAAGCCGTCTGCTAACCCATTGTTTTCATTACTGCCGGCGTTAGGAGAAACAAGCTTACCGTCGTAAGACCCATCAGATCCAGTAGCTACCCAAGTAGCAAAGTTGCTAATAGTAGTAGCATAAATATCAATTAAATAGTATACGTAATATTTAGTGTTTGTTTTATGAACAGGTAGGGTAATCTTTGTATTTTTTACTAGGTATGTAGCGTCAATTGTAGAACTCTCGTCTTGATAACGACGAACGTTTGCATAGTAGTAGGTAGCCATTAAAGAGAACTTCCAATCTTCTTAAGTACATCACTATCAGTAAGTTTCTTACCAACTAATCTTACTAGACGATCTGCTTCCTGTACACTACCTTGAGCGATGTTTACCTTCATCTGTAGGTTAATAACAACATTTTTAGAACTATCGGATGAACTAGCTACGCCCATATTCATACCGCCCATAGGACCTCCTGTAGCGGGACCTCCTAAGTCTTCATTAAATCCTGAGCTGGTCAATGAAGAACTAAGTCCTACACTAGAAAGTTGATCTACATCTTTACCTACACTACTTTTATTGTCAGCGGCGGCTTTCTTAGCAGCCCACATAGAGTCTGAACTAATCGCTTCAGGACCAGGTATTGTAGGCGTAGCTGACTCTACAGGACCTGCTGGAGAACCACTTAGGTAAGGTGCCGGATCTACCTTAACACCCTTTTGGTTAAGAATTTCAAAGTGAACGTGAGGACCAGTAGAACTACCTGCACCTGCAGCACCAGGTTTACCGCCAGATTTAGCAACAACTTGCCCTGGTTTAACTTCTTGTCCTTTAGAAACATTGGTTTGAGATAAGTGACCATAACGAGAAGCTGTGCCATCTTCGTGCTTTATTTCAATCCAACTACCGTAACCGTCAGGATCATTCCCAATAACGCTAACAACGCCTGGTGCAACAGCAGTTAATGAGGTTCCCACAGGAGTACCAAAGTCAATACCACGGTGGTTTGCAGAAATTCCAGGATGCTTAGAATTATCTCTAGGACCAAACGGAGAAGTTATTGGTGTTTTTGCTGGAACTGGGCTTGGATAACTTGTTGGTTCAGATGATCCGCCTATTCCAAAATTACCGTGATCACTTGGACCACCTGAACCAAGGAACCCTGCAATGCCTCCAACAACAGTTCCAACTACTGCGCCAACACCAGTACCAAGTACAGGAACTACTGATCCAACACCGGCACCAATTGCTGCGCCAGTACCCATAGAGGCAAGAGTACCTCCAACACGAGTAGTTGTTTTAGAAGCACCTACTTTTTTTCCAACTGCTTTTGAAACTTTACCCGTACCATAACCTACAGCGCCTGCTCCTACAGCTGCTACAGCACCTGCTCCAAGCATTGCTGCTCCGGTAGCTAGTCCTGCACCTTTACCAAGAATTCCAGCTACACCGCCAGCACCACCAAGTAATCTAGTTACTACAGCAAACTGTACAAGAGCCGAAAGAGCACCGCCTAATGCGCTGGTAAACCCAGCAATAGCTGCACCCATATTTCCGGCGTTAGGAAGGGTTTGTAAAATTCCTTTAAGGGTCATTAGCCCATCATTAACAGGGCCAAGAACATCTGCCATAGCACTGTAAGCATCGTTAAGAGCTGCAGTGGTACGAAGAGATACGTTGTACCCACCGACTAAACCTTCTTCAGTTGACTCAAGTTTTCTATTCTCACTAGAGTTAAATCTAAAATTAGAACGAATAGGGGAACTTTTATCTACACCCAATACGTTAAGCATTGAGTTTGGATCTTTACTATTCATTGCAGAGTTAAACTTTTTATTGCTACCTGCGCTAGCACGGGCAATAATACCTGATTGAATCATCTGCATTAACTGAGCGTCGCCACCAGTAATCTGTTGAAGAGTTGCGTAACCCTTACTTCCAGGATTCATTACAAGAGCAGCTTGCTCTTTTGTAATTTTTTGTCCACGATACAAGAAAGCGTATACATCATTAATGATTTGATTAGGTGGCTTTAGGTTACCTTGACGATCACGAATTTGAACACCGGCACGTAAAAAACTCATACCGTTCATTCCAGCTACGCTTGCGGCGGCAGATTCATTACTCATGCCAGACATAGCACTCATGCCAGCAAGTTGACCCATAATGTTTTTAGAACTTAGTGTGTTGGCTGTGTAACCGCCTTGATATGTTAAGTTCATTGCAGCCATGGTTGGACCCATAGCGCTTGTTGCTCCACCACCTACTTGACGATTAGCCTGCATAATTGCTTGGCGTGAAGACATTCTACTAAGGCCTGCATAAGTATCTGAACCCATGCGTTGTGTAACTGCGGCCATGGTATTAGGTGCTACACCCATATAGGTGCTTCCACCAAATGCAGCTAAACCAATACCCATTCCAACTTTTTCAGCATTGCTAAAGGAACCAAGACCAAGGCGTCCAGCGCCAGGCTTGTTAGCTGACATTTTACTTGTAGCGGCTTCGGTATCTTTCATGGCCTTAGACCACTCATCAACCATTTGGTCTACAAGTTTTTTAGCTTCCTTAAAGTACTTAATAAAGCCTTTAGGCATTCCTTCAAACTCAACGTCACTACCCATAGATGAAAAAGAGGTGGACTCAGCATCGGAAGCACTTTCCATATTTCCAAATGCTTCTGCCATTTACATCACCGCCTTATTCTAGCCGTAGCTCTATCTAGCCAATTTATACGTTCTCTAATGCTTAGATTACGTACTTCATTTAGTGTCCACCCCGGATAGTTTTGGACTAGTAAGTCCTGCATATCCATGAGTAGTTCGTAGTCAACCTCGTTAGCGAAACAACTCCGCTAAAGTTAGCGGAAGCGGTACCTCCGCGCCGCAAGACTGACATGGGACTTTAATTTGACTGAGTTGTGGACCAGGGTTGCGGTTTGTAATTTCTTCAAGAATGTCTCTACGATCTTTAAGACTCAGTTTTCTAACGTCATCCATATTAAGAACTGGGGCATCATTGATAGATTCTATACAGTTTTTCAAAAGAATTGTATCCAATTCTGCTGAAGTTTTGTTGGTAGCCGTTACAATAGCTTTTTGAGTACTTCCTGTAGGAAGACATACTACGACTTCTCCAACCTTACACTTAACAGTAAAAGTATGTCCGCCCTCAAGTTTTTTAAGGGGCACATCTTTTGACAAGTCTATTTCAAAAACTTGTTCAAAACTACAACTAGGGCATGCTCCAGGTCCTAATTTAACATCAGAACCAAAGGTAGCTTTTCTAATTGCTAGAAGTAATAACTCACGATCACCTGCATAAAGAGAATCTAATGTCTCTTTGTTGGCTGGTTCATCGCCAATCTTTACTGTTGCTCTTTCAAGAATTGTTAAAAGAGCTTTACCTGGATCAGTAATCTTAGATATAATCTCTTCGTCTAATCCAGTTAATTCTCTAATCTCTGCTGTAGAAATAAGACCGTTAATTGGGTCTAATAATCCACCTAGTAGTTCTACATCTGTATCAGGCGGTGGCGTAGTAGTTACTTTATAGTTACTACTAGCCACCACCTGCTCAGAAGGTTTCATAGCTTTAGCTGCTAATTCATTTGCTAAAGTTGGATCATTTGACGCATTTATAATCGTATCAGTAGTCATATTATTTACCTTTGTTTAGTTATTATTTAACGACAGTAGTTGGAACAATTTCTTTAGCTTCACCTGTAACACTATAGTCTGATGCATAAACTACATCAAAGCCTTCATGCACTAAAGACATTTCTTCTACCATAAGGGTATTAGCTCCTGCATCTAGATTGCTGTAGGATAGTGATGAGATCCATGCATTGTAAACTTTAAAGCGAAGCGAGGTGTGTTGATCGTAAATAGTTTTTGCCTGCTCTTGTGCTCCAGGCGTAGTTACAGTTCCTGCAACAGTTGGTGCAGTAGCTCCTGTACTTGCTTGTGGGTTAGGATGACTTAGAACTTGAATATCAAGATCACAACGAAATCCTGCACCGACACCTTGGGTGACAGATGGGGTGATCACCGAAAATAGTCGTTTCATCCACGCTATATTTGACGATTGACCCAACAGTACTCCCTTAGAGAGAGTGATTGGGGTGAACGCTGATTGACCAGGGATCTGGTGAACGTTAGTATTATATCCACCTTCACGATAGGCAATTGGTTCAGTAGTTACACTAAGACCCGATAGGGAAACAAACCCCATCTGCATAGTTGTTGGTACGGTCCATTCTTTTCCTTGAAATTTAACTAAAAATTTAAAGTTACGAACTGGATCCGTCATTAATGTAGATAATGGATTTGATATAGCCATTTTTATTTCTCCTTTACGCTGATGCGTTTCCGGTTAGTTGTCCAATTTTAATGACAACGAACTCTGCTGGGTATTCGAGGGCAACACCAACTTCAATATTAACTCTACCTGCTTGAATCTCAGTAAAGGAATTGTTAGTTGAATCACATTTTACAAAGAATGCTTGACCTGGGTTTGTTCCACGTAAACCGCCGGCGTTCCAATAAGAAAAAAGGAAGCTATTCAATGTTGCATTGATTTGAGACCAAAGAGCTGAGTCATTGTTCTCAAAAAGAGCAAATGATGTTAGATCATTCATAGACTTCTCAATGTAAATCAAAGAGCGTCGAAGGTTGATATAACGATTATTTGGACTATTGTCAAGAGTACGGCCACCCATAATAACAATGCCTGCACCAGGAACCTGACGGATAGCATTGATAGGGTCTACGCTTGTGTTAATAGCATCAAGTTCAGCATTAGTAAATAGGTGTTCAGTAGATACGGCAAGAGCCATAGTATTCTGTAAACCTGCTGGAGTCTTAGCTGGACCACGGCTTGCATCAGTAGCTAAGTACTGACCTACAACACCAGCACCAGGAGCTTGTAAGCGAGTTACGCCAATGCTCTTAGTTGGGTCTGGAATGCTATACCATGGGTAATAAGATGCAGCAATATTTCCTGTACTACTTGCAGCAAAGACAGATGAAGTAGCTGTGATTTGCTCTTGCGCTGCAGGAACTGATAGTCCTGAAGGAGTATCAATAACAACAAATGCATCGTTACGACTAGCAGCATAAATTACTGCATCGCCATGAATTTGTCCTGTCAACAGTGCTGTTGCAGCATAAGGTGCATCAGGTGCGTACATAACCAATGGGTTAAGTACAGAGTCATATGTAGACCATGATGCTAAGTAATCTGCACGAACTGGTGCTACTCCGTCAGCTCCACCAACAAGTGCTGATGCAGTAACAGTTACGCCTGGAAACTTAGTAGCGTCAAATCCTACAGTGCCAATGGTAATGACAGAGTTAGGATTAGAGTTAATAATTGATCGTACAAAGTTTCTATCTGTAGATGTCATGCTTAGATCAGTATAGGACTCAACTAAGTTGGTAGAGGCTGATCCACTAACAGTAGTTGTTTGATAAACTTCAAGACCAAAACGGTTACTAGTTCCTCCTTTAACAATAGCTACAGAGTAGTCATTAGACCAGGATCCTTGGTTAACTGCAGTAGCTATAAGTACTGGGTTTGAAGCTGTAGTAGTAGTAACAGTTGCAGTTGCTGAAGCGCCTGTAACAGCAGTACCGGTAGCAGCACTTGTAACAGTAAACTGAGAACCTGAACGTGATGCAATAGCTACGTTGGTTAGGTTAAATGCTGTTGTTGAAAGACCTGTAATTGTTACAAGTTGTCCAACAGTAAATGTG